GCTTTACAGAACTGCGTTTGAACTCACCATTTACCACATTAGCATTCGTGATTGTCGCGATCGGGTCTTGTGGCGCATCCAGCATGACAGAAAGGCGCAGGCCGTCCCACAGCGCAATTCCACGGAACATGCTCGCTATCTTGTCGAGAATGTCACGCGCGCTGGCCTGCTCTGTGATGTAAGCGTTAAGCGTCATGCGTGGCTCTTTGCCGCCGTACCCATCATCAACAAGCTGATCGCAATACTGAGACAGCACATACAGCGCACCGTCATCAACATCGATGTAGCCAGCGCGCTTAGCCAGACCAAAGCGGGAGTTCTTTGCCAGTTCTCTGAACAACCAGGCAGGGTTATTTGTCCATGCCTGTTTGAAACCACCCGTCCACAATCCGGAGTAAGTTCGGGCGATTGGGTCATAATTGTCTGGTACAGACACAATCAGTCCGCGAAGATGGTAAGTGCGGCTTGGGGTGTCGGTGTACTGGTCGCGGTCAATAACGGCGCCTGCGATGGCTGAATATGGATAGCTCAGGTTGTCATCGGTGATTTCACTGTAGCTATTCCAGATAGTGCCGTTGGACAGCAAATCACTGCTGCTGTCGGGCGTAATGCGGCGAACGCGAATATCAAACGGCTTGATATCCGGAGCATCAATCAGATGGGCCTCAAGATATTCGCCTGATATCTTCCCGGTGATGGTCACAGTCTTTTCAATAACCCAGCCTGAAGCGCCAGTTCTGCTCTCCAGCACCAGAGTGGCGGACGTGTTTTTCTGATTGCCTTTGGTGTCCTGCTCGACCAGTCCGGTCACACCAACGTTAAACCGCACCCGGGTAACGTCCTGATCGGTTATGGTGCGAACCAGCGGAGTATCATAGGTTACTTCGGTGTTTACGATGGTGGTCGCTTCAATAGCAGAGAAGCCATTAATGGGGGATTGCGTTTCAGAGCCTGGGCGCCAGGCGACGCTGACACCATTTACGCTGACACTGCCTGTCGCATCAGTTACGGGAGTCTTATTGAGCTTGAACGATGACAGGTGTTCCTGATCAACGGGCCCATAGATAGGCCCTTCACTGATGAGATCCAGTACCCGGTAAAATTGCTTTGACTTGAGGTTATCGTCGAGGAGTTTGGGGGTTGATGCTTTGCCGCCGCCTGAAGACATAATGCCACCTTAGCTAATAGATTCCGTCCAGTCCTGGTTGTTGCTTGTGTCGATGCCGAGTGAAATAACGTTCGAGCCGACCTCCATTTCTCCAAGGAGGAGTGGCACCGCCCGGCCCTGGCCTACCCCGGTTTCTCAGCACCTGGTAAAAGAGTTGTTTGTGAGCGTATTGGTCTCAGCGGCTTCTGCGGAGGTTTTGGTTTTCATGTTGCGTGACATGTAAACCGAATAAGCTATAGACGCTACGCTAACGGCAACCGCAATCCATGCGGCCGCAGCGGCGGTGATCGCCCCCTCCACTACCGGCACGAACAGGACCACTGAGCCATCTTTAAGGTGGCGGTCCATATGCCATTGCATCGCAGACGCCTCAATATCCTCGCCCGCTACCCGCACACGCAGCTTTGTATTGAGAAAGGCTTTTTTGAAGGCGAAATCCTGCGCCAATAGGAGGCGTAATCCCTGCGCTGGAGTATCAACGTTCAGGGATATCTGGCGGTAAAATCGGCGTAGATTGCCTGCAAATTTAAAGATGAGCACTGTTCGTGTCTCCAGATTGAATGCGTCTGCTTGATGTATGCCGGGCGCATTTGTTCTCGTCTGCTGAGGTGTCCGGCATGGTCATGGTGAAGTACCAGGTTGTCATGAAGGAGAATCATTGAGTGGCATGGGTCGGCGCCGGAGAATGGCTGCCTGATAATGACGTCGCCTGGCCTGGCATCCTGCATAGATACCTGATAGAACCCGTTGTCCGGCATGTTAGCCAGATAGAGATTCTCTCCCCGCAGCCACCATCCGTTAGTGCGCTCAAAATCAGGCAGGTCGATTCCGCAAAGGTGGTATGCGTCCCGAAAGAGCGTGTAGCAGTCCATGATGCCGTGCTCGAACTTGCGCCCCAGCAGGAGTGGCACAGGCCTGTATTTCCTCAGTTGCCCGCCAGATGCCAGCCACCATGACAGACCGGTCATAACCTGCATCTGCCGGTCAGCACCAGAAAGCGCTGGCTGGCTTTGCGGATGCGAATGGAATACTGCGATAATCTCCCTTCTTCCTCCGCCGCAAGCCAGTCGTCGTCACTTATGCGGAAGTGATGCCAGGGCTCTGGATGCACATTCCTACAGCGGAACACTCGCTCGCCATTCAGGATCAGCGCGCACACTTCATCCTGTGACGATGCCGCATAATCGAGTAATTCTTACATCAGGAGACCTTTTGAGAGCCGGGGAAACTGCTTATTGGCATTGGTTCAGGACGTGGATAGCGAAAACGGCAACCGGTACGACGGTGGGAGCATTTATCCTTCGCTGGATCAGTGGTTGGGTTGTCACGCTCATCTGCAACAGGCGGCCCCGTCATATCCACACCCGACGCCGCGATACTGCCACTGGCATACGTCGGCGAGAATGGTACGGGCCGGGATGATGGCGTTGTCGCAGTCAATCGGTGTCGCCAGCGTGTATGTCACCTGCTCGAAAGTCTCCTCTGTCATCTCCTCGACAACGTAGCGGGACACCGCCTCCTGTGTCGGGTCCGCGTCAGGGTTCCCGTTCGGGAAATTTACCGCGTCCAGGTACTTCACCGGAACCTGTCTTCGGGTGATGACTACTCCCAGCATGTCATCAAAGTCATGGTTGATGCCAGTCAGCAAACCGGTAACGTTCGCCACCGCCATAGACGGGCGGGCGTAGGTGCCTTCGTTCTTTGACTCGAATCCCTCCACCGCTATCGGATATGCCTGGTACTGATTTCCCCTTCCAGATCACTATTTGCCGTAATCATGCCATTCGGTGCCGGAATGGAACCGGATAAGGTCTCCGCCAAAGGGTTGCAGGTCGGCTTCGAACAGGTCGATAAACGCACCTACTCCGGCGTCGACGCTATCAATAATCATACTGGCTGGTATGTCGCGCACGGCAAACTCCCATAAAAAAAGCCACCAAGTGGTGGCTACTGTTTGAATATCAGGATGTTGCTTACTGATAACCCTGGTTAACTTGTAAGCTCAGCCCGTCAGTGGTGGGACACTGACGTAACCATCGAAGGGGATGGCTGATTACCTCTGATAAAGGAAAAATAATGTCAGAATTGAAATTAAACGCTATTGACTTTATTTCTTTTGCGGTCGCTGGAAATAAATTTAAATTAAAAGCTAATTTGATTGGCCCTAATGACCAATTTCATTCGGTAAACCTAGATATAGCGCCAGATGAGATAAAGAATAAAACCATCGGTGAGATTGAAAAACTTGCTATTCAAGCCTTGCGTTCAGCTTGAATTACGGCAATTTGATCTAATTTCGCAGTGATTTGATTATAAGCACAGGTGTGAGCGCTAATAACTTCTTCCATCTGTGCTTTCATTGAATCAACCATAGCCTCTAACTCTTCAACACGTTGTTCTAAAGTCATAACTGTCTCCCGCCTTTCGGCTTATCGTGGTACTTGTTCAAAAGTGGCCGTCAGTTCAAACAGCGGCCCGGTCTTTGTCATATTCCAGGAGCGGCAGACAAACAGCTTCCGCACTCCCGTATCGGATGGCGTCCAGTAGAAAGATTCAACCGCACCTCTCGCCTTGAGGAATGCCTCTGCATCCTTCGCAGGGTTACTGCGGCACGCTCCGCTGACGCCGCGAAAGGTGAGCGAGTATTTATCCATCAGTGGATTGATACCCTTCACTTGTCGCTGTTCGTAACCGTCGCCGAGCTTAACGACGGCAACATTCGGCGTGCGCTCAACGGAGTAGGCTTTCTGCGGTGTCCATGTGAATGTTTCTGGCATGGATTACTCCCAATAAAAAACCCGCCGGAGCGGGTTGTGCAAATTTCACGGGCTGTTTAGAAGCCAGAAACTAACTTTTTCAGTTGAAGCTTGGCGTCCTCAGTGGCCTGAGATTCAATATCTGCAATGGAGGCATCTTTATTAAGCGGGAGCTTCACAAAGACACGAATACCTTCATGCGGCATGTCATAATCTTTGAATTCTACAGTCGCAAGAATACCTTGGCCGTTAACGTTATCGAAAGCAGTGATGCTGCCAACTTCTGTTTCAATCGCCATTTACTGGCTCCTTTAAATTATAAAAGAAATCAACGCTTGTTTCGGGGCTGTATCATACCATTTGGG